ATGGTTTTCTTTTCCCAAGTTGATGCAGATGAAATTGTATAAGATTTAGAAATTTGTCTTGCATTATCTATATCATATAACTCTGCAATATAAATTCCTGTCTTATTTGATTTAACCCAAAACGACAATGTTAAACTTTCGGCAGAAGATGTTCCTTTTTTTAAATATTGTAGATTTTGACCTTCTATTCTATGTTGTATTCTAAAATTAGTAGATGCTGCTAAACTTGCGTCAGCAGTAGTACAATCCATTTTTAATGAATATCCAAAACCTTGACCACTAGGCACATCAGTAGATTGTGATTGAGTAAATACTCCTGTCGGAGAACCGTTTTCTTGAAAATTCCATCTATCGCAAGTATGATAACCACTATCTCCATTTCCTAATCCAGTAGCCGAAGTTCCTCTTTGTGCTATGCTCATGTCACCATTGATGATGATGTTTCTGAAGTTGATATTGTTATCAAGTTTCGATTGAGGTACATCCTCGATCATGTTTGTTGTATCTATTCTACTTAATGCCATAATCTATGCTCCTATAATCCTAAATCCATTAAACTCTGAATATATAAGAGAATTTAAAGTAGTAGTTCCACTTACTAAATTATCTTGTCTAAAAAGTTCTACATAATCTCCAGCTACTAAATTTAACATTAAGCTAAATGCTATATGTTTAGCTCTCAAGTAATTAGTATTATACAGATCATAAAATAATTTTTCCTGTGCACCATTTTTATAAAGATGCATTTTTGCTTGTGCTAAATTATTTGAAGAAATAGAATCAGTTCTGCTAAAACCACTAAATAAATATTTACCTTCTCCATTACTAGGACATACAAAACGATTGTTAGTAGTATCGAAAGCATTATGTGTATCAAAATTAATAGTATCGAAAGGAATTTTTGTACTAACATTATCAGTAATACCTGTAACGTTTGCAGATAATTCAGCTTGAAAAGCTGGAGTGTTTTGTAATCCTTGAGCATTAACAGTTACATTACCCGCACCATCAGACGTGATAATGCTGTTACCGCCAAAGTCCTGTAGTTGATTTGCTTTTATAATTGATGCCATGATTATGATCCTATCCTGTATCCCATAAAATAAGTAATGTCTTCACCTGAACTACCATTTACATTAGGATTTCCGCTTGTCTCGAATCCTCTCACATATACTTCAATATAATCACCAGCCACCAAATCTAAAATAATTGTGTTTTGACAATTAAATTGTTGAACATAATTATTTCTAAAATCAAATAATATATTATTTACTTGACTACCATTTTTATAAAATTTATTATTTATGTAACCTAATTGAGTTACTGCATTTGCATCTATAATACATGCAGAGTGAAAAAAATATTTACCAGCCTTACCAGATGGAACTGTAAAGGTTGTTGTTGTCATTGTATTATCTGTATCAAATCTTTCAGTATCAAAAGATACTCTTGTATAGGTTTCGTTTGTGATTGAAGCACTACTTGTCTTTACTCTATAAAAAGCTGGATACAACATATTACTTTGCACAACACCTGAACCTAGAGTAAACGTATCCCCAGAACTACCCAGGGTTACTGTGCCGTTGTCCGCGATTGGTTCTATATTTGTTGTTTTAATTGTTCCCATTATGCTCCTAATCTATATGCATAAAATATAGATTCATCTATAGTTTCATGACCTCTAAGTAGAGGTGAACCTGAAGTTTTATCAATTCTAACTTGAATTTGAATATAATCTCCTTCAGCTAAATCTAAAATTGTACTTGGAGTAATTGACATTTGTAGTAGAGGATTACCAGTCGCATGAAATATTTGATATGAAACATTACTACCATTTAATTTTAAATAAGTGTCCATATAATTCATTGTATTATTGGTTTGACAATTTCCAATTAGTCTCCAACCTATGAAATATTTACCTGCACCACCTGTTGGAACTGTATACCTATCATCTGTAGTTGAATAACCACTATTTGTATCAAGTACAACTCTGTCAAATGGTACAATAGTATGTGCATTATCACTTAATGTTATATCACCACCTAAAGCCACTCTAAAAGCTGGATAATTTTGACCTGTTACTTGACTAAACTCTGCTCCAGTTGCAGTTGTGATCTTTTCACCACTCGCTCCTAAAGTAATTGTACCACTACCTTGTGAAGATTGATGTTTAATATTGTCTACAAATATATCGCTCATTATACTACCGTTAATGTTCCTTGTACTGTGACTGTTGATGTAAATGATACTGGACCACATAACATCATGTTGTCCGTTGCAGGAACTGTAATTGTTTCTGAAACTGTTGCTAGGTTTTTATATCCACCGTTGATTGCAGAAATCATTCCTGCTTGAATACTGTTTTCTCCAGGGTTAATGCTACCTGTAGATTTACCTTGGAACACTACATAGATGTTTGCTGTGCCTGATGGTGGAGCTTCTGTGAATGCTAGAGTTGTACCACCTGATATTGAGTAAGCTGAAAATGGATCTTGTCTTACGTTTCCAACATAGACTTCTGCTTCTGCAGTGTTTGCAACACTTTGACTTAATGTAAAATTTGTTTCTGAACCATCACCATTGAACTGTTGAGAGTTCATGGTATTTAAATTTTGTTTCGGAGCGTTTCCTAAATAAGCCATGATTCCTCCTACGTACTTATTGCATCTACAGCGCCAACGATAGTATCTAGCGAACTAGCTGTATCAGACTTAACATAAAGCTGATCTCCAGATGCTAATATTATCTTCGAGCCTCCGTCAATTAATTCCAATGATCCACCTGTTACAACAGGTGCGTTTTTAATTAAATAATAATCTGTCGATGATCTTTTAATATATACGTCAACATTAATTGTTGAAGTAGTAGTGTTACATAATCTGATACCAATTAATGTATCAAAACTATCTGCAGCTCCACCTAAAGCATCAACTGCTGATGTTCCAGTGTTTCGTGTTAAATAGTTCCTAAAATTCTGTGCCATAATTATCCTTATATATTAATCTTGTTTAAAGTGCAATGGCCATCGCTATTGAAAAGCCTGCTGATACTCCTGTAGGTGCAGAAAGTGTAATATCTGTACCATCATATGTTAATACGTCACCGCTTGATGCCCCTGATTGTAATCCAGGTATTCTTAATGAAGTAACATTATTATCACCTAAAGTAATTTCGTTTGTTGCTGTTGCCGAGGAAGATTCAGCGTTGTAACCCAACAATGTTAAGTTTGAACCAGAGGTAACTGAATTACCCGTACCGTATCCAACAGCTGTGTTTCTTTGATTAGTAGCATTCTGTAATGAAGTGTAACCAACAGCTGTATTTGTATTACCACTTACATTAGATAATAAAGATTGGTGTCCTACGGCTACATTATAACTACCATCTTCAACGTTTAATAAAGCTTCTTTTCCCAAACCAGTATTTTGAATACCTGTAGTAACATCTCTTAATGCTCTATCACCAACACCCGTATTATCTTGTCCAGATGTAATTGAACTTCCTGTGTCATTACCTATCATGGTATTATTGAGACCGGCTCCTGCGGATAATGCATCATTACCTAAAGCAACGTTATTACTTCCTGCTGGAAAATTACCATCAAGTTTTATGGTTCCTGAAGATACATCAAGGTTAGCGCCTACTGTTACACTACTGTTAAATGTAGCAGCACCTGCCTCTGACATATCGAGAGTTAATGCAGTGGTATCTACTCCACCATCGTTACCCTTTATAATAAAATTTCCATCAGATATAAAACTTTTTAAGATTGCATTATTACCAACTTCAGAAACTCTAAGATAAGTTGTGCCACCATCTTTAAAATCAACTAAACCATTATTGTCAGCATCTAAAAATATACTGCCAACACTATCTATTGTTGTATTATTTGAAGATGCAATAGTTAAATTTGTACCATCACCAGATATAGTTTCACCTGCATCGCCAAATTGAATCTGTTCATTTGCATCAACAAAAACAGTGTCTTTTAAATTAACCTGTGAACTTGTTAAAACAAGTTTATCAGTATTATTAATTCTAAAATTTGTTTTTGTAGGTGTATTTAAAATAAATACATTTGATCTTGCTGATAATTCTCCTTGATTACCTGAACCATCATTGGCTGTAAATTTTATAGTTCCAATATCATCAGCACTTCTTCCTTTAACTAATATTGCATTAGCAGAAGTATCTGCTTCTACTCTGATTTTACTATTAAACTCAGCAAAACCTGAATCTGACATATCTAAAGTTAATGCAGTTATTTCTGAACCACCGTCGTTACCTTTAAATATTAAATCTGTGTCAGATATTTCAGATTTAAAATTAATTGCATTATTTTGATTATGTATTGAAAAAACATGTGACCCAGTATCCCTAAATACAAATAATCCAGTGTCTGCATCCAATTTTAAGTGATTTTCTGATATTATTTCTAAATCATCACCAACAGCCTTTATAACCTGGCTTCCTGTTCCATCGGTGTCTGTAATAGTTATCTGTGGGTCAGATGATGAAAGGTGTAAAAGAGTTGAAGGACTTGTTGTTCCGATACCTAAATAACCATTAGTACCAAATCTTGCTAGTTCAGTACCATTTACTTTAAAACCTAAAGCTGAGTTAGTTCCATCAGTACCTATAAATCCTACACCACTACCAGAATATGGAGATTCAATTAATATTCCTCTTCCATCAGTATCTTTAACTTTTAATTCAGAAGCTGAAGTATTATTTGTTCCAATAACAGTTAATCTTTCAGTTGGAATACCACCAATACCTACTCTATTATTAGAACTATCGACATATAGAGTATCTGTATCAACTGTTAAGTCTGCTGGTAATGTTACATTGTTACTTGCATCTTCAATAACCGCTTTTGAAGCAGGAAGAGTACAAAATACATTTTTAGTACCTGCTGAAAAATCAACTAATGCATCTGAATTAGAAGAAGAGATAACTGTAGTTCTAGCTAATGTTCCGGCAGCGACTGTTCCAAGACCAACCTCAAATTCAGTTGAGTTAGGAATTTCTATTGCGTAATAAGTTGTATTACTATTTCCAATAGCTGAAGAAAACGTCTCAAACCCTGTAACAGCTCCGTCTAAAGTAAACGTACCTGTTCCAGTAGTTGTAGATGTTTCCTTAACTCTGTCGTTAACTACCAATGCCATTAATTAATCCTCTAAATATTATGCGTCGCCGAGTCTAATGATAGCATCAGAAGAAGTGGCAGCAGGGAATGCAATTTCAAAATCTCCATTTGTAGAAGTTTTTGTTCCGCCAAAATCTAATACTAAAACAGCTTCGTTATTAGCGCTACTCTTATAAATCAAAGCTCCAACTGCAGTAATAGTTGCAGAAGACCAAGTTGTATTATCAAAGTCTACGTATGCAATATTACTAGCAACAGCTACACCATTATTAGTTAAAGTATTTCCACCTGTTGTGTAACCACCTCCACTTGAAACTTCATTTGCAGCTCCTGTGTAAGTAGTTGTAGATGTACTAAAACCAGCTAACGATGTAAACAGAGCAATTTTAAAAGTACTTCCACCTGATGAATCAAAGTTAAAAGTTCCTTTTAAAGTATCTGTTTTAAAAGAGTCAGGTACTATATTAGCCATATTTTATCTCCTTAGTATTTTGATGGTGATTCAGATTTCATTGGAGTACGTATGGCCCCATCTTGCCATTCATCTCGGCGTCTTCTACCTTGTTGTTCAATAGAGTACGATTGTAAAGCTCTTTGATAAGATCCTTCGTAGTATTGTAACATATCTACAGGTCCTTTCAAGTATCCATATGCTTCTACCAGAGATGCATATAAAAGTAAATCTTGATATTTATTACTTGTGTAAGTACCAGCTGTGCTTCCTGGTGAAGCTGTTATTGAATCTGGTTGTTTTGTATATGCCATAGTAATCTCAAAAGTGGCATTTGGTGTAGGTGCTACTACCCAGTTTTCAGCATCCCAGTTTCCGTAATATTTAGGAAGACCGGATGAAGTTGCTGGAGTATTATAGTATTCAGACATAAAAGAAGTGTCTCTTTTTTCTAAAAATACTTGATCACCATTAGAATCTTTTAACTGTATATATCTAATAAATCTTAAATCAGAAGGTATAGTTACATATCTACTGCCTATTACTAAATTAGATGTTGCATAAAATCTATTATCATCTGAATCTGAATCTCTATATATTCTATTTTCAGCGTTCTTTATAATTGTATTTAAAACACCTGTAGAAAAAACATTACTATCTACTTCAGTATAACTTCTAATATCATCTTGTAAATTTGTTAAAGTGTAAGCCATTATGGTGTTAGAGTAACTGGTCCTGCAGTTACAAACATTCCTCCTGAATTTTCTGTTACAGTTGCATTACTTCCGCAATCAAAGCTATAACTATTTGTATCAATTACTGTTATACTAAATCCTGAAGCATTTTCAAATAGAGAATACACCAGGCCTCCGGGGCTTCCGTTTACATTTCTAAAAACAACAGTATCATTTGTAGATCTTCCATGAGCAGGCTCTGTAACAGTTACAGTGCTTAATCCTGAAGTTAAACTTAATGGATTTCCTGGTAATAAATTTTCTGTTGCAGGTTCTGTTCTATCAGGTCTTGCATTTACTAAACCTTGTCCATCTGAAGGTGTTGGTTTTGGTTGAAGCTGTGGATGTTTAGCTTCATACTCTGAAACATGCACAAAAGAACCATTCCATTCTTTTACCATTTCTTTATATGGAAATTCCATACCAGATCTATCTGATATAGCTCTTGCATATTTACCTCTTGCTAACTGCCCCATTATAATCCTTCGTAGTAAGTTTTAGGTGTAATAAATGAACTAGTTGAAGAACCATCTTCTTGTAACGCTCTCTGTAATTCATCTTCATACAACATTTTTAAAACTTGAACTCTTTCTGGAGAAAATTTAACCGCTAAATAATATGCAAGTCCTGCTACCATACAAGGAACAAATCTATAAGGTACATCTGCATCATTAGTATAGTCTCCGGCATCTTGGATTCTTTTTGCATAGTAATAATTAATTTTATCACCAGCTTCTGATGTTCCAGGAGTTAGATATAAAGTGATGGTAATTTTATCTATAAATCTTTGTACAAAATATTGAGTAGGTACACCTGTTTCTGATTTGTTTGAAAAAGATTGATACTCTGATCTATTTATTTTTGTAAGTGGAAAATCAATATTATCTGAATTTCTATAAGATGCTTCTAATACATCTTCTACTCCATATACTGCTGTTGCATCTGATGTCCCATCAGAAGTATCTCTAAACATTGTATAAACAGATTGACCATTAACTAACGTTAAATTGTTATTTGCAATTTCCCAATAGTGCAAACCTCTGTTTGCCCATTCTTGAAATAAAATATTTAATGATCTTCTTGCACCTTTTAATTGATATCCTGACACACCTTGAATACCAATTCTCTCGTAAGCTTCTTCTACTATATCTGATATAGAAAAACCTTTTTCAAAAATTGTTTTCTGAGAAGTAGTATTAGCCATAATTATCCTAACTTGTTAAACCTGGTCCTGAATATTTTTCAGTATATACAGTATAAGCTGTTATATTATCTGTGTTTGATACAAACACCCCATTTGGGAATATTATACCATCTTCAGGCATATTTAAAGTATATGATTTTGCATTCGGTATATCTACATCACATAGAGTATCACCATTGTTATCACATAAAGTTAATCTTGCATTACCTGTTCCATCTGGAGAAACAGAAATTGCTCTTAATCTTACAGGCATATCAAGACTTCCTAATGCATAAGGTAATTGTTGAATTGAATCACCAGAACTTGCTGCTTGTGCAGTTGTTCCGTTTACGCCTCTCGTTACATTTGTTAAACCTTGTAATGAAGAAGTTGTAGTTGGTAAATATCCCGTAAGACTATCACCTTCCTCAAATTGTGCTCCCCATATATAAAGTTGTGCACCAGCCGCATTTCCTTGACCTGGATAAGTTGGAGCTCTTCCTGATGTTGTTGATGTAGTTAAACCAAAAACAGGAATAAAACCAGTGGTGACAGCTGATTCAATAACAGTGGAACATCGATACCACCCATTTCCAACATCAGTAATTGCTGAATTAGTAACACCAGAACTTGAACCTAAAACACCTGTTTCAATATCAAAATTTTGAAAAGCAAGATTTGGAGTTGTATCTCCACTACCAAAACTTATTTGTATATATCTTTTACCTATCCATTTAGCAAAAATAGATATTGTATATTTTTGTCCTATAACTGTAGTTAGAGAATTTCTTATCAGATTATGAGAAACACTGGAACTGTCTTCTGTAAAACCATTAGCAGTCGTAGTTCCGTCTGGAGCAGTGTATAAAGTTGCCTCCATATTTGAATTATTATATGACCAATAAGAAGTTTGTTTAAAATCTTGTGAGTGTAAAAATAAGTTTTCGGTTATAGATGAAAAACTCACAACCTCATTAGTTGATTCAATCTCCGCAACAACACTAGTTGAAAAGTTCGTGGTACTGGCAACAGGAATGTAATTTTGTGTTGCGTTAATATTTTCTGATAGCGTAGTATCTACACTTTGAAGGGTAGACCTTGTTGCCTGTGTATTAGCAGAACCCATTTAATCCTCTAACTTGTTAGACCTGGACCAGAATATTTATCAGTAAATAATGTATAAGCTGTAACGTTTGTTTTTGTTTTACAAAAAATACCTTTAGGGAATAAAATTCCGTCTTCAGGAAAATTTAACGTGTAAACATCTCCACTAGGAACATCTGCATAAAGTAAAGTTGTTCCAGAATTTGAAGTAGTTGTAAGCTCTAAAACACCAGCTCCACCACCATCAGATGCTATAGAAATTGCTCTCAGTCTTATTGGTTGAGATACAATTGCTGATGCTCCTGCTGCTGCAGCGGATCTAGTTGCTTGTATATCGCCTTTTGAAGCCATAGTTTTCTCCTATTAAAATTGTGTGGGCCCTAAGGCCCACATTAATTATTTATTACGCTATTGTTGCGCCGTTGTTTCCTACAACAACCCAACCTGCTGTGCCATAAACAAGAACTACACCATCTCCAACGTCATTGAAAGTGATCGTAGAACCACCTGCAAGAGTTGTTGGAGTAAGAGTTCCGTCTCCACCATCAACAATCATTGTAATGATTTTAACTTGACCTGCTGAACCATTTGCAAGAGTTAATGCATCTGCTCCAGTAGTAGTTACTTCAGTAATAAGATCTGTAAGATTAACAGCTCCTGCTCCTGATAAAGACTGAGTACTTCCAGTAATGATATTGCTGTAAGAAGTTCCTACAGTAATTGTACCCGTAGTTGCGTTTTTTGTTATTTGTTCAAAACCGTTTTCTGATCGTACCGGTCCTGAAAAAGTTGTATTTGCCATAATTGTATCCTCCTAGTTTCCGAACATAGTCTCTAGGCCGTCGACTATACGCGTCTATGTTCTAATTAAATTGTATAGTGATTAATTTATATACTAGATTTGTATAGAGTGCAAGAGATCCCTAGGAATGAT